TCATGTAATAAGTCTTTTAGTTTAATCATTCGTGCACTCCATTTGAATATATTGATTCACTAATAAATATAAAGAAATCAAAATATTAGAAGTTATTTTAAATGTGTATAATAGTGACCAAGTGAAAACTTAGTATTAGATGTAGCTGATAATGTTTCCCAAGATGGATTATATTTAGATAATGGAATAACCCTAAAATCAAAACTTATTCTTGTTAAACTTGTTTTATTTGGTTTATTTCCGTGCATACATTGATTTCCATTAAACATAGAATATTTTCCATATTGTAATTCAATTGGTTTAAAATCTAACTTCATAGGTTCACTCTCTACCCACATCGTATTAGTTCCATAGCACCTCGTCAATGGTAGAAAAAAATTAATTTCACCTGGTGGATGTTTATGTAGAGGATCACCATCAGAATGGAATGTGTGAATTGCTTGGTCGTTAGGAATATGTACTCTAAATGTAGGCCATTTTTGATAATGAAATGGTTCAGAAAATAATTTAGTTACTTCAGTATGAATAAAGTTATCATATAAATCATAAAATGATGTCCAATTATCGTTTAGTTTACTATAAAATATATTATGAAATTTTGTTGAACTTTCGGTATATAAATTTAAAGATTCGGTTGGAAGTAAATCTTTTCTTATTTCGTGTATATTTTCCAACTCATCCACATGAAATAAATCAGAGACTAAGTTTCTAAACCCATACTTGCTTACATCAAATTCTATTGTTTTCATATAACTCTCCAATTGATTTTTCGTTATAACCAAATCTACCACCTGGTTTAAATTGTGGTTTTACAACACCAAATCCCATATAACCATCAACAAATTTTTCAACCGGATTAATTCTAATATCAATAGAAACTCTTGTTTCCTCTATTCGTGGTGTTCCAGCATGAATACAAGATGAATCAAACATATAAACACCATCAAGTGTCGAAGGTATCTCATTTGATAATTTTAATCCTTTTTTATTGAAATCAGAACTCATATCTCTTGTTTCATATGCAACTTTAGAAAAAACATTCCAATCTGATTCGTAATGTTTTAACCAAGAAATACTTTTTTCCTTAGATATAACATGAAAATTAGAATGTTTATTTTCAGTTAAAGACATCCAAACATTTTTTTCCTGTGGTGGATGTCCGTATTGTATGTCCGAATGAAATTCAGGAAATTTATCTTCATTTTTTAACTTTGGTGCATGAAATCGTATCGTTGGTGTTGATTGGAAATAAAAATCAAACTTTAAATAATTTTTTAATTCATTTAAAAATCCGTGATAAGTAAATATAAATTTATCATCGGTTTCATAGAATATATGCTGTAATTCATTTTCTTTTTCCCTCACAACATAGTTAAATAATTTAATATCAATCTGATTATGTAAATTTTCTAAATCAGAAAACTCGTTATCAATAATATTTCTGTCTGATAATAACCGTATAACTTGTTTTCTAAAGATACGATTCCATTTTGATGGTATCTTTATAATATCAATCAAACTATAACTCCCGCACGTTTGCCTTATATTCACCACGATTTCTTAACCACCATAATTTTTCACAAGCAAATTGAAAGGTATCACCGGAATAACCCTTTTTGTTTTTAATACTGTCCGTCCAAGTTTGATTAAATTCAAGTTCATATCCACCATTCTGTATGGTAGTAGATTCACCTGTAGCACATTGGTGGATGTTGTACTCAAAGTTCTCTACAAGTGGATATGAATTAGTTGGAGTTATTATAGCATTAGATTGATATCTAACAATTTCGTCCCAAAGTTTATCTTCGAATGGTTGGTCTAAGTAGTCTTTTATGAAAATCCTAAGTTCTTTATAAAATTTATCCTTGTTGTTTCCCAAAGTTAAGTTTATTGCAGTAGCCTCATCATAATCCCAAATAAGTTGATTTTTTGCCTTATCCTCGTCTACTTCTTTTATTACTCTACCTAATGAAAATTGATTTTCAATTGCATATTCTAAACTATCTAATGTTAATTTTAATTCAGAACCGATGAATGTATCTTCATTATCTTGTGCAAATTTTAGTAATTTCCAATAAAAATCTTTAAATGAAACACCATTCACATTTCTTAAATACCTACTTATAAATTGTGTTATACCTAACCAATGCATACCACCTGTTAACCACTTAAACATATATGCCTGTTTCCAATCTTCGTGTGGCATAGACTTTGTTCCAATTACAATATCCCAACCACCACTTTGAGCTACAGGATTAAATGGTGTATGATTTGATTCATATATTTGTGCATACTGAATACCATACAATTCACCATATTCTTTTTCTGCTATTGGAGTGTTTGGTAATGCTGCACAAGGAAACATTTTTGCTGAAGTATGTAAACCTATCTCCATTAAATAACACAATCCATCAACCCAAGTATCTAATGTTTCTAATGGTAAACCCATTACTAATTCTACATAAGTATCAAGTTTATCTAACTCATATTTTTTTAAAAATTCTGCTAATTTACCGTTATCGATGTTCTTCCGTTTTACTGCCTTTAGTGTTTCAGGATTCATCGATTGTAATGCTATAGTTACACCAGTCTTGTCAAGTTCTTCGTCTTGCATTATTTTAGCAATATCCATCACCCTATCAGCGTGACCTTTAGACCACGACACCGAGAATCTAATTGGAAATCCAGTTTCTCTTTTTTTCTTACCCATATACTCTACCATATCTTTGTGTTCTGGAAATAATCCAAAATTACTATCAGCACAATCTATAAATTCTATTTTGTTTTCTGATGCCCAATCTAATTCAGCACATATTTTTTCAATAGAATGTCTTTCTATTTTAGTATAAAGGGTATCTCCAATTTCACAAAATGTACAAGCATAAGGACATCCTCTCGATGGTTCAACTGTCATTTTAAATTTTTGTATGTGGTCAGGTTTATTGGAAATTAATTTATCAAATGTTCCATCTAAATAGGGACTTGGCATGAAATTTAAATCTTTAACTCTATCTCGTTGCTGATTTATACTTGTGGTTAAATCTTCATTTTTATATGAAATACTTAAAACCTTACTTAAATCAGGAGTATCGTTTAATAATTCCAACAAAGTTTCCCTTATGGTTTCTTCTCCTTCATGATGTGCTATAATATCTACATATGGACGGTCTTTAAAAAAATCATATATTGATGGATTTCTTCTAACCCATCGAGTATTGTTAGAACGTGGTGGCATCTGTCCACCATAAATAACCACACATTCAGGCCATTTTTGTTTTATTAATTCTGCTATCTGATTGGATAAAGTCCAAGACCACACATTACAGGAAAATAATGCAACATCTGGTTTTTCTGTGATGTGTTTCATTATTTTTTCTTTTTCATCTTTCCAGTATATCCAATTACTAACATTATAGTTTTTAGATATAACTTCATCAACTTTACAATAACTCCACAACACACCTGTACTATACGGCAACCGAACTTCTCCGTATCCAAAAATATTACTGAACTCACATATTAAAAGGTTTTTCATATGAATAAGTATCTCTTAACTGACAACTTGGTTAAGAATTTTAATTAAAAAATCATCCAAATCAAAATTACTTAGATGTAATTGATTATATTTAAGTATTGGAATAGAATCTACATATAACTTATTTTTTTCTACATCACTTAATAAACATATTCGTTCTACTTCATCCATAATAAATTCGTGTCTGTCCTTGTCGTTTCGTATTTTATCATATGATTCATCAAACACATTTGGAAAACTTTTAAATCCAAATGATTTAAATAATTTTAAACTATTTGCACCTGCATTTAATATAAATGGATGTAATATCATACATTTCCACGCATCACCAACCAATCTTTTATGATCAAATGAAGTTTCACTAATAACACTAAAATAACTTTTATCGTAATGAGATTTCTTAGGATTAGAATTTCCAATTTCAGAACGATAAACTCCGTGTTTAAATGAACATAAATCACTATCCATATCTTTTGTTATATCAAGATATATTGGCAATAAATCAAAAATCTTTCCATCGGCGTCTGGATTAAAATCATATAATCTTTCCTTTAAAGTATCAATAGAGGCCCCGTCTCTATTTGTTGCCGATAATAAAAAATAGTTTTCTAATTTTCTTTTATAAATTTCTGACAAAAGTACCAATTTATGTCCCAATAACGTTCCGTTGTAATTTAAAAAAGTATAAGGTCTTGGTTCTACATTGTCTAAGTTAAGTAACCATTTTTTATAATCTTTTGGTTTACCCTCGTACTCGTGATTGATTGCCATATCTGTAGATAATGCCACTTTTCCAAATTCCTCACCTTCCAATCTAAATACTTGAGCTCGTACATACAACTCCAATGTAAACCCAACGATTCCCTTTTTGATTCCATGTGAACTTGTTAAAAATTTTACTCTATCGGTGTTATATCCCATTTCCATTAATAAATCTAAAAGTGGTAACGTAGATTTAACATCTAATGCTTCAGCTTTTCTATCTATAACCACCCACAATGTTTTATCATTCCACGTGTCAGTTGGTGGTGGGAATTTATCAGTTATGAATTTCTTCAAATAGGATATGTTTTGAATTGCGAGAGCTTTAAATATTTCATCTGATTCGACCACCCACAAATGATGTTTGATATCAAATGTATTATGTTTATCATGAAGATGATTAGCAATAGGTGAAATTGTATCAGCTTCAAAGTTTCCATGTAAACTTATACTAAAATCCTTAAATTTATCATAATCAAGAAATTTATTTTGACGAAATATAATATCTGAAATCTGCTTATCCATCAAAAAACTCCTTTAAAATCTCTTTACTTGTTTTACCTATATCAAAGTCACTCTGTAAATCACCAACATCATAATGATAAGTACCAAACTTAGTATTACTGTTAAATAATTCTGATGTTTCTTTTGTAGTAATGGTTTTTCTCGATACTAAATATCTAATACCGGATAAATTTGATTTAATTGCATCATATATGTTTTCACAATATATAACATCATTAACTGAATCTTCCGTTAGTGTTATATCTTCTCCATTTACTATCTTAAAAAATGAACTCTGTTTCTTGGGTTGCGGTAAAAAGCACGATACTCGTAATATTAAATAATCTTTACACTTGTCTTGTATGATATGTTCTGAAATTCTTTTAAATATCGCATAAGGTGTCAAGGATTTTGGTGCAACTTGAATACTTGAGATATAAATAAATTTTTTATGTGGTACTTTGACTAAAGAATATGTTAAATCAATGTTATCTTTATAGCATTTCTCAGACACATTCTGTAATTCTTCTAATTCAGAATTAAATGCACAATGTATTATCGTATCTACTCCTTCGGAAATAATTTCATCTGTAAGTGGATTTTCTCTTGTAATACAAATAGGATTCTTATATTTATTTACCAAAAATAATCCAAGTGAACCATTAGTTCCGGTAATTAATATTTTTTTGTTTTCCATATTAACTCACTATTTGACTAAACATATTAGAAATCAACCCTTTTATATCAAAATTCATAAATATATTTTGATTATATTTTATCGTTGGTATAGATTCCAAATATAATTTATGTTTATCCTTTTCACTTAATAAACAAATTCTTTCTACTTGACTTAGTACAAAGTTATGTCGAGTTACATCATCTAGCATATCATCATAAGATTCATCAAACACATTTGGAAAACTTTTAAATCCCCAAGACTTAAATAACTTTAAAGTACCCCTACCCGCATTGAAAATCATTGGATGTAATATTGCAGATTTAATATGAGATGTAATTCTAGCACAATCATATGATGTTTCATTTGCAAGATAAAAATAACTCTGATTATAATGATATTTCTTTGGTTGAGAATCTCCAATTTCTGATGAACCCTCCCCATTAGGTAAGGAAACCTCATATCCAACCGTTTCACTCTTAGAAAGATTTCTATCTATATCAAGATAAATTGGTAACATATCTAAAATTTTACTTTTATCAAGGCTCTGTACTCCGTTTGGTTGAAATTCTCTAACTCTCTCTCTTAATGTATCTGTATCATCATCATCTCTATTTAATGCGGATATTAAACAATATTTATCTAATTTTCTCCTATACAATTCTGACAACAATAGTAATTTGTGTGGTGGTAAACTTCCTGCATATGATAGGAAAGTGTAAGGTCTTGGTTCTGTATTATCTAAATTCAATAACCACTTTTTATAATTTTTTGGTTCATCGTTATATTCGTGGTTAATTGCTATATCCCTATCTACTAATTGACCAAATTGTTCATCAGATAATTTAAATCTAAGTGACCTCAAATAAAATTCAAATGGAAAATTCACAAGTAAGTTTTGATTTTCATAAAATGAATTACAAAAAAATTTAATTCTATTTATATTGTATCCAAGTTTTTTAATTTTACCGATTAGTCTCAAGGCAGATTTTTTATCTAAATGTTCCATTCTTCTGTCTATAACTATCCACAATCTATCATCATCGTGTGTCTGTTGAATTTGTGGAAATGTATTTTTAATATAATCACTAAAGATGGATTCATCATACATACTTTGAAATATCGTATCCGATGGAATAAACCAAAGATGATATTTGTAATTGTCGTCAGTAGAATTATTTACAAACCCAAAATTACCATCATCATTCCAACAGCTAAGCGTACACTTGTAATCTGAAAAATCAGATGATGTCAGTACCATTTTCCCAACCGTAGGTGAACTATCTTCAGTATCCCATCCACCCCAACTCATAATAATTCCTCAAGTTCATCAACCATTTTTAATTTCATATTTGGAATAAATGTTTCATAAAAATGATAGTAATTATGTTTTATGACATCTTCTATTGACCAATACCAATCATGTATTTCTTTAATTGGTTTATTACATAATTTGATAATTTCCTCTTCTATCATATTAAATCTTTTTTTAGTATCATAAACTTTATCATAACTCTCGTCAATAAATGGTTCAAAGGTTTTAAATCCATACTCGTGTAATCTCTTTAGTGCACCAACATCATCTAAGTAAATAAAAGGTTGTAAATTGGTTATTGGTTTCCAAATCTTTTCACTAAAAATTAATTGGTCTTTCCAATCCGTAAAGTTGTTACCTGTAACTATTTGAAAATAACTATTTAAAAAATATTTAACATCAAATTTTTCATATGAATATTTTGTATTGCTTAAATCTTTCTCATCAATTACCAACGGCATCTTTTTTTCAAGTGATATTCTTTCTTTTTCGGTAACCATCTCTTTCCAATCCCAATCAGTAATCTTATTAGCAAAAGAAACATAACCCTTGTCTAATAAATTATGTCTATTTAAACTCATAACTAACTTAACTCTATGGTCTTTGGGTAACCTATTAAATGAAAGATAATACATTTCTCTTATTGTATCTTTGGAATTTACCCATTTTTTCATATTCCTTGATGATTTATTATTTCCATGATACATCATTGTTGGATTTTGTTTTGTAAATCTCCATTGGTCTATTGCACAATATTCATATTGTATAATATTAATTTTGGTATCTAATTTAATATTATTGTATGTGTTATTACTATCCATGTAAATAAAACTCTCCTGTGGAATTTTAAATTTCTTTAATAGAAAATGTATTCTTTCGAGTAATGGTTGGTGTAATATACTATCTCTGTGATGTGAACCTAACCCCTCATATCCATAATTAATTAATAATTTACATTTACCTTCTTGAATATCTTTGATTACATCATCTGAAATAGAATCAAAAAGACTTATATCTTCAAATGTCTCTGGCCATCTATTGTATCCAAGTACCCAGGCAAAACAATTTACATCAATATTGTAAATATAATTGTTTTCTATCTTACTAATTGGTAAGGTTTCCATACTTAAATGTTCCCACTCTCGTACAGCTGTTTGTTGATAATCAAACTTAATATCTTGTAACATTCCTAAAAAAACATTACCACAATTACAGGTTTTTTTATCTTGAAATTTAAAATTTTCAAGATTGGGTATAGGATCACCATTTTCTTTAAATTGATTAAATCCAAAAATTAATTTATTCATTATTTTTATACCACTCAATTGTTTCTCGTATACCATCTTCAAAAGAATAATCTGGTTTAAATCCAAGTTCAGTTGTTATTCTTTCAGTACTAACCATTCTATATGGAATAGTAGTTGGTTTTGAATTATCCCACTCTACTTTTGGAGTTTTACCTGTAACTTTTAGTATCGTATCGACAATATCACCGATAGTTACGGTTGAACCATAACCAAGATTATATGGTCTCATAGATTCTCCCTTTTCTAATATTAACAACGCACCCTTAACAACATCCTTAACATAAAGAAAATCTCTAACCACATCAGGATTTCCCCAAACCACAAATGGATTCTCATTTTTTAAAACTCGATTAATTAATGCAGGTATTACATGACAAGTTTTAGTATTAAAGTTATCATAAGGACCAAACATAGCAGTTCCTCTTGCAATTCCAATTTTCATATCAGAAAAATGTGAACAGTGTTCCATGATTTTTTCTCGATATCTTCTCGACCACCCATATCCATAATATGAAATATATGGTTCATCATCCCAATACTCATCTTCTGTTATTGGATATCTTCTATCAGGATAACCAGTAGAACTATTTATATCTAAAAATCCTTGTATACCACATTTATTACCTGATTCTAAAAGATTAGACACGAGTGATATTTGAGTTTTTGCTATTTTAAAATCTGTTGGTACATCGGATGGGTGACAAATTTTTCCTGCTGCATGAATTACATAATCTGAACCATCTACAAGTTTCATACAATCGTCAAATTTTTCCAAATCAATATTATCCAATACTTCTATTCTATCATCAACTACATTTAAAGGTCTGTTATGTGTATGTGTTTTTATTTTAGCACCACGATTTAGAAGTTCTTTTATGTAATGTGTTCCAATCATCCCACTACCACCCGTAACTACTACTTTTTTATCTTTAAACATCTTTACTCCTCTCCTCTCTAATCTGTGATACAGTATCTGACCAAGTTGATTTTGCTGGGATAAAATCTTTACAATATATTAAACTAAATAAATCAATAACATCCCTAAGTATTTTCCTAAAATAAACTAAATTAGAAGCCTCACCACCATCCAATAGACCAATCTCATTTAAATAATTTTGTGGAAATTTAAAATTATAGTTTGGAATTATATCACTATAATCTATACAATTATATTTTTGATATAACTCTTTTGTAACACTAAACTCCTTATAATCAGGAAACAAAGAAAATAATTCTCCTTTATCCATATCCTTAAAATCTCGATATGTTGTTGATATATCACTACTTATATAAAATAATTGATTATCAACCAACCGTTGAGTGTTATCAGAATCCTGTTCTTTGTATTTCTGTATTATCCTATCAAAATTACTAACAAAATCTACGTGTTTATATGACTCATACAAATCAGTATTTCTTTCGAAAATATCACCAGTAGCAATATCAACCGGTTCTTTATACTCATAATGGTCAAGTGTAGATAAAAGTGTAACATTGTTTTTTCTGACATGAATACCTATTGAATCAGATACTTTATCTTTTATTAGAGATTTTAAATAAGGATTTTTTAATTTTAATAATTTAAAAACTGGTGGTAAATAGTAAATTCCGTTATTTCCACCAATATTATCTGATCCAGGTTCTGGTGCCGTAATATTATCTATATTAGGACCACCATCATCAGGACCACCATTCAGATAATAATTTTTTGATGTGTCTAAATCTAATATACTCTCATCATATATAAGTTCTATAAATTCTCCATGCATATTATAATAAGGATTACCTTGTTCTACTGAGTAATCTACAAAAGTAGATTCGGTATATGGAAAATCAACATAATTAGTTTCCGGCCAGTGATATGAATCAAGTAAAATAGTAAATTTAAAATCATGATGTTCACTTATTTTATAGGCAAGTGCCCAATGTGGAAGTCGATTTCCAAAACCGGTACATACATCACTTTGCCAAAATTTATCTGTTACTTTTATATATCCCATATTAGTCCTTGAATGGATTGTGTCTAAAATCCAATTTATTATCTTTGTTTTCTAAATACCAATCAATGGTATTATTAATTCCATCTTCAACGGAAACAGAATTCTCGTATCCGTAATTATATGCCCTTGACATATCCAATATTCTTTTGTGGTCTCCGTTTGGTTTTGATGAATCAAATTCTACCTCACATCCAAATTTATTTGCAATACTTGTTGCAAGTTTTCCTATATTAACCCCAACTCCACTTCCAAGATTTAATGGTTCGGTTATTTTATTTTCTACCGCGTAAAGCATCCCTCTTGCAACATCTATAGAATGAATAAAGTCTCTGATTGGTGTTCCATCTCCCCAAACACTCATAGTGCCACCCTTACCGGCTTCTTCTGCCTTTCTAATCAAAGAAGGAATTACCATTGCAGTTTCTAATTCAAAATTATCCCATTTACCATAAACATTAGCCGGTCTTACAATAGAAATATTATCCCAATCATATTGTATTTTATAACCTTCTGCCTGTAATTCACCCATTCTTTTTGCCCATCCAGGTAACTTATCATTATCAGATGGAAAGGTTTTCCACATATCATCTTCGTGTGATATTTCTGATGGTGTGTAAACTCCATAGGAACTTGTGTATAAATACCAATCCACTCCTGCTTTAAATGCGGCTTCCATCATATTAATATTAAACTTAACCAATGGAATAAAATAATTTAAGGGTTTAATCTTTGGCATTTCTGCGGATGCCTTTATACCGGCAACATGAAATACATAATCCATACCCTCACATATCATTTCACAATTTTCATAATTAGTCAAATCTACTTTATGAAATTCTACCTCTTCAAAAAAATCAACAGGTTCATCAAGTGAAGCAACTCTTATTTTTGCTCCCCTATTTAATAATAGCTGTACTAATTCTCTACCTATCATTCCAGTTCCACCTGTCACTAAAACATTTTTATCTTTAAACATCATATATCTCCAATAATTTTTTAACTATCATTTCTATCTACTTTCCTTTCCAAACGTAACCAATGTAAATCTTGGATTCATCGCATAATCAGTTACATGACTAACAAAGTGTGGAAATTTAAATTTATCAAGTGTATTGTTTATAATGAGTGCACGATTAAATTTTGGAAAAATTGGAATAACAGAATCACTATCATCAGTTTCTTCACTTGCCGTGTCTAAATGAAAAATTCCACCCCAATCCCATATCCAATCTCGATTAATGTAATATAAACAACCAACACTACTAACCCATTGGTCTAAATGTGTTCTGTAATGACAACCCTCGTCCATTTTATAACACCTTAAATTGTAATCATTTAAATCAACTTGACTTATATTTTCTAACATAGGTTTAAAATACTTATCGTGTATATTTCCTACATCAGAAACTAACCCATCTGAACTCCAAAACTTAGCACTATATGATTCATTTTCTTTTGGTAAGTATTTAGACTTTGTTTTAGCACTCTGAAAATGTGATTCGGAATATAAATCATCTCTAATTTGGTCTGATATTTTCCAATCTTTATTATGATAATATAATTCTTCTAATTTATTCGCATCATCATTGGGTAAAAAATTATCTATGATTACATAACCGTTTTTATTATAATCTTCTCTAAGATTATTTAAATCCATTACATACCTCAGATATAAAATCTACATCTTCTAAATTTATTGATGGGTGTGTTGGTATAATAAACCCCCTTTCATAAATTTTATTTGCAACTTCTCCGTTAAATTCTCCGTATCTACTTTTCCAAAAATTATGTTTTCCAAGATTTCCGTGTGACCAAACTCGTGTTTCTATACTATTCTCATTACATTGTTTAATTACTGATTTACGATGATCATTTGATTCTGCCAATACTCCGATGTGTAAACTAACAGGTGTGGTATTTGTGCAATCTTGTAGTTCAAATCTATAATTTAATTTTTCAGTATATCGTAAATGATTTTCATTTCGTTTTTTAAATATAATATCTGCCTTTTTTAATTGTCGTAACCCAATGTATGCCTGTAAATCAGTAGACCTTACATTAAATCCAGGTTCGTTAAATATGAATGGAAAGTTTTCATCATTTCTATATTCATCATTAGCTATATCCTTTACCCACCCATGTGACCTCAACTTTAACAATTCTTTATATAAGAACTCATCATTTGTATTAATAAAACCACCCTCAATTGTAGATAGTTGATGTCCAAAATAAAATGAAAAAGATGACATATCTCCTAATGTTCCAACAAAACTCCCATCTCCATATCTAGCACCTACTGATGCACAAGAATCTTCAAGAATATAACACCCATACTTTTCTTTTAAATACAAAAGGTCTTTTTTTCTATGTGGAACTCCGAGAACATGAACAAACATAAATCCATCAATATCTCCTTTTTTTAAATAATCCTCTACAATATTTAAATCGATATTATAATTGTCTTTATCCGCATCAACCATTATAGGTTCTATCCCAAACTGAATAAACGGACTTACGCTAGTAACCCAACCATTTGCGGGTACTAAGAATTTTTTATTCTTTAATAGTCCTGCATTCAATAGAGAATACACCATCAATAGATTTGCAGATGAACCACTATTAACATAAACAGAATACTTAGTACCAATGTATTCAGACCACAACCTTTCAAATTTTTTGGTAACATCACCCATAGTAAGTCGTGGATTTGTCCGTAACCAATCTATAAGTGAATTAATATCACCTTCATCAATAGTATCAGAGGCAAGTGGATATTCCCAAATAGATTGTCCTGTTAAATCTAATGATTTACTTATCATTATAATAATCACCCCATTCTATAATCAACGAAGAACCATCTCTGTTATATGCAGTTTGAAATGCAGGAAAGATTTCTTCTGGTTCATTTAACAATACCACATCAACTTCACCCAAGATTTGTTTAAATGGTTCAGTATAATTGTTGGTATGTTGAACACCACCGTTTAGTGGATTGGTAGAACCAATAGAAGTTCTCATTATAACCTTTGGTTTAAATGTCTGTTCTGTCATATTTTGCATTTTATCTAAATGATTTACTAATGCATCCATACATCTCATAAAAAAATCAAATCTTGGAAAACAACTAATTGGAACTATTCCATTCATTGCCATTCCAGTACTCATTCCCATCTGTATTTCTTCAAATACAGGCAGTTCAAGTCTTTTTTCTTCAGGTAATGTATTTAATGTGTTGTAAATTGCATTACCACTATATAAAACTGATTGACCAAGAAAGATTGTTTCTTCTTTTTCACTCAACCACTCCATACTTCTTATTATTTCATCTTTATATTTCATTAGAATAACACCCAATTTCCTGTTCCATGATGTGGATAATCACTTTTATATTTATAATAAATTATATCACTTGGAACTTCTTGTTTACCACCCCAAGTTTCTTCAACCGGTGTATTCGTAGAAAGGTTATTATCCTCAACTACAAACTGAATTGGTAAATCAAAGTTCTTAGCATACTTATATGATTCATGAAATATCCCACTTTCAAAAGTCATATCTCCAACAAAACACCAAACTTTATTTTTCTCGCCTTTCATCTGAATGGATTTGGCAGCTCCAAGTGCTATCGGTATAATACCACCCACGATGGCAGATGAATAAAATTTAGGTTCATCACAATATACACTCATACTTTTTCCACGAACAATCAAGTCCATTAAAAAATCTCTCGGAACTCCGTGTAGTAATGCATGATAGTGATTTCTCCAACTACTAAACACCCAATCATCTTTACTAACATCCTGAAATATCTCTATCAGTTGTTCCTCGTTATTAGAACTCAAATGAACCGGTGCACTAATTTCACCATCTTCATATCGTTGTTTAACTTCTGTTTCAAAGTCTATTAAAAACTGTTTATCTATCATTTGTCTCTCCAATTTAATATAGGGTTTTTTATAGGCCATTCAATACCAATTCTTTCGTCATTCCACTTTAGTACATCTTGATCCATCCAATCAACATAATCATGTGGGTATGCCTGTGTGTAATGAAATAAACATTCATCAGTTAAACATAAATGAGCATTTAAAAAATTTGGTGGAATTAAAACACTTGTATGATTTCTTTCTGAAATTAAAAAACTATCCCACTTTAAGTAATTTACCGATTCAGGTCTATTATCCACCACTACTAAATAAATTTCTCCCCAAACACAAGTAATGTTTTTCCAAGTCACATTATCTCCATGTAATCCTCGTAATACATTTTTTCGTGAACGAGTAAACTTAGATATCTTCCACTCATGTCCCTTTGGTAATACTTCGTTTTCCTTTTCCCAAAAAGTCCACATCTCACCTCTATAATCATGAAAAGGATCAGGAGTAGCCACTTTAACTTCAGGAAATACTTTAGAATTTTTGATATCTACTTTGAAGTCACTCATAGGATTTTTCTCCAATGATTTAATAAATCATCACATATCTCATCTAAACCCTTCATTGGTTTCCAATTAGTTTTTTTTCTAAATTTTTCACTACTCGGTATCTGTAATGTAATATCAGTAGGCCGTATTCTACTTTTATCCTCTTTCTTTTTTAAATCTGATTTAGTTGATTTAGATATTAATACATCTAATGCTTCCCCAACCGTACAAGTGTGTTCACCTCCGATATTATATACCTCACCAAATTCACATTTATCTATGGCTAACCAATATGCCTCAACTGCATCATCTATGTGATTATATGTTCTAACTGATTGTAGATTTCCATGTCGTATAAAACCATCTCCGTTTCCCTTTTCATTTTGAACTATTTGATGTGCAAAAGATGAGAGTGCAAATCTTTTTCCTCGTCTTTTACCCTCATGAGAAAACATACGAGTTATTATAACTTTCATATCAAATGCCTCATGGTAATAATTAGATAATAAATCATGTCCAACCTTTGATATTGAATATGGATTTGCCGCTCTAATTGGATTATTCTCGGTGATTGGTATTTCTTCTGACGATGGATTACCATATACTTCAGATGAAGATACACTAACAATTTTTGGATTACAATAATCTCTTTCTTTTGCCAATCTAAGTTCTTCAAATAAATTAGTAGTTCCAATTATATTTGTAGTAAGAGTACTGACTGGAGTAAGAAAACTTGATTCTGGAAAACTTTGTGCTGCAAAATGATACACTAAATTTGGTTTTGCAATATTTATAATTCTTTCAAGACTACCTCTATCTAATAAATCACACTCTTCAAATATAACCCTATCATCACCAAATAAATGCTTAATATTTTCTTCCTTACTTCTCCACCTTCGAGTAGCAAAGATTTGTACATTTGGAACATTTTTTATAAGATAGTCGGCCATATGACTTCCAACAAAGCCTGTAATACCTGTTATTAAAACTCTCATCCCCAAGATTCATTTATAAAATTATATAACTTATCGGCCCATTCTATTTGAACTTCTTCATTTGGATGATTACACTCAGTTAGTCTATTTTCGGCACTTTTTAAAAATGGTTCTTCATAAAAGTAATCAAAATTAATTAATTTTGTAATATTACAATCCCTATCCATAAAACCATCCGGATTTCTATCCCCTTCAAAGAAAATATATTTAATATTTTTTGATTCGAAATAAGATTGTAACCCTAATACATACCTCCAAGATATTTCAGAACATTCTTTATTAGTAGGAACATAATTAAAATTTATTTCATCTCTATCAACCGAAGTATCCCTTTCGTTATGATCCCATGCACTATAACCATCATGTCCGTATTGTGCACCCCACCAATGTCTATCCGCATCACTTATTTCAGCATTATTATCTTTATATACAGACCAAATTTCATTTCTAACTGGATATGTTAATTGTATAACAAATATAGTTTCTTCTAATTTATCTTGATTATTGGTAATCCAATCAAATGTCTTTCTGTAAATTCTCTGATTAGATTCACCACCTCTTGCTTCATTTACATCAGTTGAATTAAATTTTTTGGAAAGAAAACCACTATATTTATCTATATAAGTAACCTTTCCCTCGTCAACTTCTGTGTTTTTTAGGCCTGTGCCGTCACTATAACTACACCCGTTTGTGTATACGTATTTTATATTCATAAAACTAAAAATCCTCTGCTAAAGAGGACACTATTTAAAGTGCCTCCGTGTGTTTATAGTCATATTATGATCGGTTAGGTCTTTGGGTTTTTATACCCCCTGTTTATCATACTGACTTATATATAAGTATATATATTTTAAAAAAATTTATATTTTTTCTTTAATTAGTGCTATATACTCATCATAATGTTCATAACCATATTCAGTAAGTCTGTTATAATTATGAATTAGTATATCTTCCATACCCCAAAACCATTTATCCATATCCTCAATTGACATAGAACATAATCTTTTAATCTCACCATATATTAAAAGTTTTCTTTTTTCACTATTTAATTCTTTATCATAACTTTCATTAATGAATGGGTGAAATGACTTAAATCCAAATTCTTTCATTGATGATAAAGTATTTGGTTGTCCTATAAAAATAAATGGCTGTAATGTCATCATCGGTTTCCATAATTTTTCATTAAAATATACATATGGAAATTTACTACCCTCATCAATTTCAAAAATAGAACCAGATAGTACATGAAAATACGAATTAAAGCATTGAACTACATTGATTGCATAAGTAGGAAGGTAACTCCAATCACCAGTTTTATCCCTACCTTCCCAATAATATTTAGAATCAAATTTTAAATCTCTACCACCTAAGATTTTATATTCATTATTTTCTATTTCACCGTGTGCATTACTAAAAAAAGTTGCATTACCACACTTTAACAAATCATTATCTCTGAGAAACTCTATTAAATCCAATCTATGACTTCTCGGAGAAGAACTAACGGAATAAAAGTGTTTTAATCGTGAAAAATTTCTTCCATTTTTAAAAATATTTAACATATGTGGATGATAATATTCCTGTTTAATACTATCTAATTGTAATTCCCATTTATTAAAGAATTTTTGAATAAAAGAAAAATCTTTTTGTTGTTTACTATCAATTAAATATTCCGGTGTCATCCAAATCAAATTATTCTTGTTAATTTTATTTTTCTGCATAATAGTATCCAAATCACCTTGTTCTTCAAATTCATAGTAGGTATATCCTTCGTCATTCACCCCACCCTCTCTTATATTAACAATAACTCGACAATTATTATTCTGTAAATCAGAAATGAGTCGTTTTTCATTTTTAAGGTAATTTAACATATCAACTAAATTATCACCATCTAATATCATTACATATGGAGCATCTGGCCAACCATTTTTATTAATATTTAACAAATTAATTTCATTATTTACAAAATTACTGATATTATCAAACCCACTCATAAAAAAACTATTATCCCAAACATCAGAAAGGTTGGTTATATTAAAAAATTTAAAAAAAGATTCTCCCTCTTGATGTGAATGTCTCATATAAAGAATATCAACCATTAAAAACCTCCAATATTTTTTTATCTGTGTGGTGTATGTGAATACCCAATTGACTACTGTTGTGCAATAGAGTTGTTTTCATTTTAAAATATAATTCATCCATTTCTTTTATTGAAAATTGAGAAATTCTCTTTATCTCATTATGTATTTTTGACATTCTCACATCATATTCTATTTCATCATCATATGACTCGTCAATCCAATCAGAAAATGTTTTAAATCCTAATCTTTTTAAGGTTTTTAAAGTTTTATATTGTCCGACTATTAAAAATGGTTTCATACAGGCAAAAGATTTATATAACTTCTCATCAATATATACTCGTGGGGAATCTTCGGTACTATGTGAATCTGACATAGTGACTATATCAATATACGAATTATAATATAGTGGTAAATTTAGTTTAGTTGAGGTATATGATGATTCAGACTTTAAATCTAAATGCAAAGATTGTCCTGCACGATTCCAAAAATGAGAATTAAAGGACATATCAAATTTTGACAATAATTTATTTTCAAGTACATAGGACAACAAGTCAACTCTATGTGGTTTTGTGTTTCCATTAAAAGACAAAAAATGTTTCTGTCTATATAACTTTTCACTATTCTTATTAAAGTACTTTATAAGTTTTTTATCTATTTGTTGCTGTTCCAATATACAATCTGCCATAGAATAGTTATTAAGAACCTTACAAGATAAATCATATCCATTTAGATGAAAATCAGGTATTATTACCGATACATCATATTCTAATTTACACAATTCTTCTATTTTAGGTTGATGCAATCCGTACAATTCTTCTGATAAGGTATCCATATACCATAAAATTATTTTTTTATTCTTGTCCGTAGATTTAATAATTTCAAACGGACTATCACTTTCATATGATGGTCGTATTAAAAATATATCACACGAATATAATAATTTTAAATCTTGTATTTTTTCAAATAATATTCTATTTGTCCAAATTTCATTAAAATTATTTAGAACTTTATTATTAAAGTAAAATGCTGTTTTCATATTAGAAAACTTTAGATTGGTGTTGCATATTTCTACGTCCCCACCACATCATTTCTTTACACCACTTTAAAAAATCTTTTTGATAATTTTTATTTTCAAAAGTGTATTCATAACCTGAATTTTTTAATTCTTTATTCTCAAACAATACATCTTTTATATTGTAATGAAAATTCTTTTTGATAGGGTACTCTGTATTAGGATTACACACAAATATTCTTTGAAAATCTAAAATGTCATCTTCTACTTGACTATCTAACTTAAATTGAGATAAGAAATTTTTCACATCAGTATACCACTTACCTTCATTCATTGTAAAAATTAAAGATGTTGCTTCTTCAAAATCCCAATAATAATCTTTTTTAACCTCATCTATACTTCTTCCCCAATATTTAGTTCGATTAATAATACCTCTGTATCGTTTTTGAGTTTCAATGTATTCCTTACCAATAAATGTATTTGGGTTGTCCACCATATAAGAATAAAATTTTTCATAAAAGTCTCTATATTGGATTTGATGTGTTGATTTTAAAAATCTTGCTAAATATTGTAAATATCCAAGATTGTGTCCAAACATAAACATCCATCTCCACATACTCATTTCAATATACTCATCACGATTTAATGTTGAATGTCCAACTACCATTAGAGAAGTTTCATCTTTCATTCCTTGTGGGTAATCATGGTGAAAAAATGCAGGTAATGTTTCTGCAACATCAATACCATACTCTTTAACATAATCAGGTTCTGCAAATGGTGTATTTGGTAATACGGTCATTGGGTATACTCCAATGTAATCATAATACTCCAAATCTAATATTTGAAAAATGCCATCGTTAAATGATTTAATGGTTTCTTTTGGAAGTCCGAGAATTAGCTCGATATAAGTTTTTAAATTTTCATCTTTATATAAATCAAAAAATGATTTTAATTTTCCACCATCAACATTTTTTCTCCTTACCGCCTCTAATACTTCTGGACTCATAGATTGTAAAGCAATAGTAATTCCCTTCATCATATTTGCATCAGTTAATAATTTAGCCAAATCAATAACTTTGTCTGCCTTGGCCTTTGCCCAATCAACACGAATATTATCAGGATATCCAGTTTGACTTTTTAAATCTGTCATATACTTCACAATATCTCTATGTTCTTTAAACATTCCAAAATTAGAATCTGCATTATATAAAAATTCTATTTTATTTTCTACTAACCAATCCAATTCCTTAAATACTTTTTCATTTGATTGTTTTTTAATTTTTTGAAAATATAAATCTCCTATATCACAAAAAGTACAACGATAAGGACATCCTCTAACAGTTTCTATTGCCCCCTCAAAATCATACTCGTGGTCTTTATTTTCCACAAGATTATCAAATAATCCATCTAAATATGGACTTGGCATTGAATCAATATCTTCTATTCTTGGTCTTGGTAATGTAGTGTATGCACTTAAATCTGAATCTTTGACCGAACATCCTAATACATTTTTAAAATTAGGATTATCTTTTAAGTTTTCAATTAATATATCTTCAAAGGTAACTTCACCTTCACCATGTACCGCAATATCTACATAAGAATTTTCTCTGAAGAAATTAGAAACTCTATCTGCCTTAGGAGTTCCTTGTCCACCAAAAACAACAATACAATTAGGATATTTTTCTTTTATTTTTTTTGCAATCTTATGGTCGTATTGTGTATTCCAAACAAAATCTGAAAACCCAATTACACTTGGATTATGTAATTTCTCTACAATTTCATCCATAGATTCACGGTAGTAAAACCAACCATCTAATTTATAGTTATCTATTATTTTTTTATTTTGGTGACAATATCCCCAAATTAAACCAGTACTATAAGGTAATTTTACTTGTTGTGCCGTAACATCGGCTATTTCAAATAGGTAAACATTTTTCATATTTAAACTTCCATATAATATTGACCAACAGAAAAGTATTCTGATTGCCGAAAATCAATATTTTTAGATTTTATTATAGTGTCTGATAATTTATTTGTATCGTATTTCCTATGTGCAAATCCCCTACAATCCAAAGAAACTCTACTATTTTTAGAATTATTAAAAGTTTTTGCACCATGTTGATAAGTATTTAAGTTTGCCTCTAATACTTGTCCGTATTTAAGTAAACAAGGTTTGAGTTGATTATTTTCGTCCATTACATACATTGTATTATCATTATCCACATCAATCATCGGTATCCAAAAATTAGTTTCCCAAGATGGATGATAGAATGGAGCTTCACCATCTGAGTGACAATTGAATTTAATTCCATTTTGTTCAACAACTTTACCACCAAACTGTACCCATTCACTATTTTTATTTGATTCGGTTAATTTTTCTTTTGATGGGATAATTTTAACAGATGGTAATTGCTGAACTACTATTTTTGTATCTTTAAGAATACCCTTTACCACATCCTCACAAAATGATTCCCATATTAATTTAAAATCTTTACTTGTTCTAAAGTACTCATACACTTTACCAACTATTTCCTCACTACCAACTTTAAATTTTTCGTGTATTTTTTCTAATTTGCACTCTAATAAATCTTCAAGTAATATCTTGAATGGATACTTTTCAATATTATAATTATGCACTTTCATTATACAAGTCTCCTAAAAAAACTTCAAACCTCTTTAATTCGTAATCGTATTGTGTTCTTAGATGGTTGGCATTATGATAAAGAATATCTTCCATCTCGTAATATAAATTATGTAATTCATCTATACTATAAATAGACAAATTAATGATATTTTCTTTTATCATGTCAAATCTCGTATCAAAATCCGTTTCACTATCGTAACTCTCATCAATAAATGGGTGAAATGTTTTGTATCCCCACTTTTTTAATAATGATAAAGTATTAGGTTGACCTATGACAATAAATGGTTGAAAAGTCATAAAATTTTTATGAATTCTTTCTGCTAAAAAAATGTTACCCTCACTAATTCTATTTTCTGTGGTTATGTTTACATAAGAATTAAATTGTGCCGTTGTATTTAAATAAAATTCTTCATTTGAAAAATTACCAGGTAATAACTTAACATCATTCATATCACCCGGTGTTGGTAACCCATCAGAAGAACCAAAAACATCTTCAATTTCTGATTTTGTATATTGAGAAAAGAAAGTATGTTTTGTTTTTTTAAGTATATTATTCTCTTTAAGAAAATTATATAAATGAAATCTTTCTTCCTTTAAATGGTGATTAAAACTTAAAAAATGAAAATCTCTATTGTATGGTTTCATTGATTCAAAATACTTAGAAAAATCTACATATTTATCTTCTCTATCAACATATGATATTCCCACAAAATCTACATATAAAACATCTTCATTATCACCATGTTCTCCACTTACAACATATGCGTTTGGTACATCTAAATCTTCTACTAAATCAGTTGAATCCCAATCTGGACTATAAAATACAATCTTACACTTATCTTGTTTAGCGTCATCGACTATCTGTTTCCATAAAATATCATCCTTTACATCATCGTTCCAAAATCCAGCACTAAATTTTAAAGCAAAAAATACAATATACTTTTCAGTAGGTAATTCTATAAAATTAAAATTATCATTATTAAATTTAGGAAATGAGAATGGTAGATTTTTATCAGGCCATTTTCCATCTTCGTATGACAAGACTTCCTGTGTATTAACAACTTCAATTTGATTTTGATATTTAATTGTTAAAATATCAATCATCGTAAAATACCCTCGTTACTAAAATCATAACTCATATCAAGAGTTCCATCTTCTAAAATCATACCAGGTCTCCAACAAGTTGACCAATGTTGTTTATCTCTATTAATATAAATAGGAATCATATCATTTCCAAGTTGTATGTGTGCAGTTACTCTATGAGAACCATCTAAATAAGTAATCTTTCCATCTTCGATTTTAACATCTACTGGCATCACTCCACCTGCCTTGATAACTTCTCGTAAGTAATATACTAATGCACCATGAGTATTTTTACCAGTCATTTCCCATACACATTGACATACTGTAACTCCACGACTTATACCATCAAAATTTGATTCTTTTTTTGTTGGTCTTGCACAATATTGAATCTCATTCCAATGGTCAATATCAGGTATAATACCAAAGTTATCGATACCAACATATTCAGAAAACTTTGTGTAATGTAGATATCCATCAGGTTCTTCATACATTTCTTTAATATATTTAAGTTCCTCTTGTCTAACCACCCACAACCTCTGATATTTCAGTCCAACAATTTTTTCTATCTTGGTGTTTATAATTTGCAAAATGTTCTTGATTATATAAAAGAATATCTTCCATTTCATAATACCATTTATGTATTTCTTCTTTTGACATACTACATAATCTTTTTATCTCGTCTAATATCATAAAAAATCTTTTGTCATTATCTACTTCTTCATCGTAAGATTCATCTATCCAAGGCTGAAAAGTTTTATATCCTATTTCTCTAAGTTTTTTCATAGCAAATGGATTGGTAAGATAAATAAATGGTACTAATTGTGATATAGGTTTAAAAACCTTTTCACTCATATAAATACAATCTTCATAATAACAACTTTCAGTAATAACATTAAAATAAACTCTTTTATATTGTGGTGCAAAATTTGACCATTGACCAACTGCCCCACTCCCCCATTCAGGTAAGAATTCTGCATCTATATCACCATCTGCATCAATAGGATATAATGGTTTTATATTTTTTAATGCATTACTAACCAACTCATTTTGTTTTTCGTCTTTTAAAAAATCTCCTATTTTGTTTGGGAATACTCCACCAAAAATCTCATCTACTCCTTTTGCTCCACAACTAATAATTCCCTTATCTTGTAACCCCATTTCATAAATCATTGCAACTAATGCCAACCTATACTCCCTTATAACTCTATTATAACATAAAAAATACTTTTCTCTTATAGTATCTCTACCATCATCTAAATCTTTTTTATTAACAAATGATTGTTTATGTGGATAAAGTTCGTCTATCTTTTTATTATAATCATCATTTAATATTTGATGGTATATTTCATTACTACTCTCTAACATATGATTCATTTCAATAATATGCATCTTCTTTTTCGTTAACGTTGGCATTCTATCACAAAAATCTTTGTATTGTTTTTTACCATTCAAATTACTTGCAACAAAAAAAACTTTATTTGCTGGAATATTATATATATTTAATTCATTATGTAAATTTCTGTATGCCTTTGGATCAACATGACCTTCTTGTGTATAATTAATTAAAAGATAACCATTTTTATTTGCAATTAAATCTAATAACCTACTACTCATAAAATCAAAAATACTACCCCATTGTTTAGGTGCATCATCTCCATCTATACCAAGATAAGAATGTAATCCACCAACACCAAAAGGTAAAACAAAATATGTATTATCTTCTAACTCATCAATACTAACTTTTTCATGTCCATCATCAAAATGTGGATCTAAATTTCCAAGGCCATTTCCCCAATAATAATTACCTGATTTTTCTCCTATTTCCAATGGATGAGTATTTACTTTACCTAATACTGGATTTGTTTCCATCCAATCAATTTCTGGTGGATTTTCATCTCGAAAATCACCATGCTCTCGTCTCCCACCACCCCACGGATCTGGTCTACCTTCGTGTCTAACTACGTCTTCTAAAATTTTAATTTCTTTCATTATAATCCTTGTCCGTATTTTATAGGAAATCCATTTCTAAAATGACTACTATCCTTGTTTATTATTATTTGGTATCCATTTATCAATTCTTTTATTCCACTATTTAATGAGTATTGAGGTTTCCATCCCCTTGATTCAATTTTTTCGTTTGAGACAATATAATCTCGTTTATCCGGATCCTCATAATAATCTGATTCATTTACAACAAAGTCTGGAATATAGTTCCGTATCCTTTTAGTCAAATCTCGTTTACTTAAATTAGTATCACTCAATCCAACATTAAATGCCTCTCCTATATTTTCATCATAGTTATTTATCATAAATTGAAATACAGAGGATACATCTCTTACATGAATATAATTTCTAACTGTATGTGCCTGAAATAAAGTAATATATCTATCCGTTAATGCCTTATATACAAATTCATTTACTAATAAATCCAATCTCATTCTCTCACTCATACCAAAAACTGTGGCAAATCTAAATGTAATTCCACGACACTCACCTAAAATTAAATTTTCAGAATTACATTTGGTTACCCCATAGTGACTTATCGGTGTTAAGGTTTGTGATTCCACACAAACACCTTCGGTTTGTTGTCCATAACCACTATTCGTATTTGGATATATTATTCTTTGGTCGGAAGATGAATTTTTTAAGATATTTTTAATTTGAGTGTAATTTACATCTGTAGCTAAATCTTTGTCTCGGTCACATGCAGGAAATCCTACTATGGCAGCTAAAGGTATAATAATATCTGCATCAGTTACATAATGTGATAGTTTAGAATAATCTCTAACATCACCATATACAAATTTAAAATTTTTATTACTGAATAAGTTTAATAACGGTGTCTGATTGTACATCAAATTATCATACACAACAACTTGATGTTCCTTGACTAACTCGGAACACAATACTGAACCTAAATAACCTGCACCACCCGTAATCAATATTTTCATAATATAACTCCTTGTATATAACTATCTATTACTCTGATAATAAACTAATTTGTTCTTCTTGATCGTGTTCCCAAAATGGATTTGTAAACCTTGTGTTAGAAACAACCCTTACACTTTGTGGTGCACCAGCCAACAACCAAGCAATTTCTGAAAAATTACTATTATGAAACAAAATCATATTTTTATTTTTTGATAATAAAAATACATCAAGTAACGCTCGAGATGATGTAGGTACATCGTTGTCAAACGTTAATATCCTATCACCATATTTACTTTTAAATTTATTTAAAAGTTCATCATTATCACAACTTAAAAAAAAATTATAAGAATTATCATACTCATCTAATCGTCTATAATATTCCTGTTCTATCTCATTAGTTAAATTTTGATATTTATCAAATTCATTTTTACTCTGCTTCCAATCCATATTATTACCAGTTCTCAAATGTACAGAAATGGTTTTATCAGTAAACTCCGATGAATATTCATTTACTTTTTGTAAAAAAGATGGTTTTAATCTTTTTTTAAATTCATTTAAATAAAAAATAAAATTGTCTAATGGTGGTAAATTTTCAATACTATGATTAAAATCATAATTACTACTATTTGTTCCCCATTGGTCAATCTTTTTCACATTAATTCTACCCCATTGATAAAAAAATTGTAAAACTATTGGATTGTCACAATATTTATCCCCATCAAAGATTACAAATTTATCATCAGAATGTGTTATATCATCATCTAAGAGTTCTGATGTTGTGTATTTTTCTAATACATTTTCATTAAGTCCAAATGATTGTGAACCAAAAGGTGAATAAGGATATTTTAAATTAACTGTTTCTTCGTTTCGTGGTCTGAATAATAAAGCATCATCTCTAATTCTAAGTGCACCAACATAACTTATAATTGTAGAACATATACCAGAGTTGTTAATAGAAACAACTCTTTTATCTGATGATTTGATGTCTTTTAATACATCATCACTTATAACTTGTTCCACTAATTTCTCTCTAATTTTATTTTTAAAACATCTTTATAAATATCAACAGCACCTTGTCCAAATTTTCTTCTTATCTTATCAAACCACTCACTTCGATTAAAATACTTTTGAAATGCATCATCCCTAAACTTTAAAATTTCTTCCCTACTCAACGATTCAGTTGGGTTAGGAAATGAGTCCTTTGAGTAATATGAATAACCTGAATATGTTGGTGGTAAATCTATTCCTTTATTAAGTGCCTCAGTAAACAAAGGTGAACCAGGAAATATCATAGTTGGATTAAAATTTGCACTACTTGTATTGAGTTCTGTTGCCAAATCAAGTGTTTCCTGCATAGTTTCGTGGGTGTCTCCACTCATTCCAAACATATAATTACTAATTATTTCTATATCAAAGGATTCTATTTTTTTCACGATATCCTTCACATCAAC